GGAGCTAGCTCATCTAGCTCAAGCTTGCCTCGCCACTCTGCAACCTGCTCAAGCGTAGACAGGTTGAAGACGCAGAGATGGTCCCAGTCTCTACTGTTCGCCCCCTTGCTTACATCTGCGCTCACAACGTACTTCTCCCCCGGCACAGGATGTCTCCACACAGACATCCTCCCAGAGCCGTCCATCGTCTTGTCTAGCCTGGGCTTGTAGGTGGAGTAGAGTCGCTCTCGACCAAGCGGATAGTCGCTACTATCTGCAACTTCAAACCACTCATGGGGTGGGCATGCGTTTTTGGCTGGCTTCTTTGCCCCTGCATATGGGAGGCAGAGTTCACACCAGCAACCGTGAACCTCTTTCTGAGCTTGAATTGCATCCCGGTCAAAGACTGGCGAACCCGAAGAGCTAAACGCCTCTTCATCTGTACTCGGATACTCCTGATGAAATCGGTCAACGGAGCCTCCACACTTTGAAGAGATCGTCTCTCTACGCCAGACAAGGTTCTCTAGGGTAATCCACTCCCCAAACTTCTCTAGAAGCTCCCGCTCCTCAGCATCTAGAGAAGCCCTAAACTCCTCTTCAGATGAGCGAAGCGGACGGACGTAGTCTTCAACGATGAACCACGGAGTGAAGTAGGCGTACCAAGTAGATTCCTGGTCTCCTGGGTACTTCTTCTTCAGCGTCATCCAGGGGTATGGCTCGTCTTTCCAGACCCTCGCACTCAAGTACATCGTGTGGTGGAAGTCGCCCGAACCGTTGCAGGTAGACTCTGCGTAAGCGAATGTCCCTGGCTCATCAGGCATTGACTGCAATGTCGCTAGGAAGTAGCGCTCAGGTTGCTTGTAGAAAGCCACCTCTGAGAAGTGAGCCAGCCGCGCTGTCGTACCACGAGCGTCTTCAGCGCTCTTAGCAGTCATGACTGTGAGGCGACTACGAAGACCCGTAGGCCCATTAGGAGCACGGAAGTCTAACTCAGCCCTGTTGTTGTACTTAGTGAGGGGCTTTAGGCGCTCTGGCAAGTTGTCATAAAACATCTTTGTCTTTGTAAAGATGCTGTGAACCGAGTGGTCAGCGTGGGCTGCGATGAGAGCAGCCTCGTCTCTGCGCGTAATGCAGCGATGGAACATCCACCCCTGGACGTGTGTACTGCACCCTGCCTGCCTTGCCTTGGCCTCCCAGACCCGAATAGGGATGCCAGCTTCATCCATCTCGTCCAGCATCTTCTGTCGCAAGACCTGAGACTTGTTCAAAACAAAGGGGATTAAGTCTCCCTTTTTGGTCTGGATGAAAAGGTGCTCGCTAGAGAACTTGGTGAAGTCCTGGTTGTCCCCTTCCAGGAGTTCAATCTCAGCAACTTCTGCGAATGTTTTCTGCTGTTGTTTTTTTACCGCCACGGCGTGACTCCTTCAGCCACTTCGTCTTATCCCGACCGATAAGCCGAACGCTCTTGTTGTGAATCATCCTGCAATGGTATCGGCTCCTAGCCTTCTTCCCGTCGTACACAACGTATGCGATGTCGAGAATAGGGATCTTGTCAATCATGCGGCGCACAGGCAGTCGGCCCAGGCCGAGGATCTCGCAAGCTGGGCGAACTGCA